AGAGTTACGATTAATAATTGGAATAAGGTTGAGATTATAGAGACAGAATTTAGAGGTGTAGAAGATGGGTGGGATGATATTTTTTACTTGGAAAAGGTGTCATAACCCTTTGCACAGTGGTCCCTATTTTGATAGACAGCATTTATGGATGTTGAAATTTCGTTACATGACTTGAAATTCCAACGTCCTTATACTCCGACCTATATCACTAAGACGCACGACTTTCGCAATAAAAAATTAGGATATTTGAGTATCTTAATTTAAATGATGTGAGATATATGAGTAATTATACTAAGACCAGATGCTTAGTTGGAGAAGGCCAACCCGCCCATTCCAGATTGAATGCGGAGGACGTTGTAGTTGGTGGCGAACATGTGGAGGTTGGTCGCGTCACCCGCCGCGGCGGTGACGATGGCAACCTGCGCGTTATCGATGCGCGAGAAGTTGCAGGTACCGGTGGGCTGATGTTCCTCGGGCTTGAGCGCGAAGGAGTAGGCGTAGACACCGGGGAAGGGGCAACCAGAGTGGTGGTTGAAGGGCTGGACCTGGTTGAAATACTTGGAACTCTGCTCCTTGAAGCGGTCCTGGCCGTTGAGGACGAGCTTGAAGGTGGACATGGCACTCTGAGCCTCCTCAGTCCAAGCCTCACGATCGGCGTGACCCGCGGTGAGAACAACGGGGGCACCGGTAGCGGCGGAGATGGGGAGCGCCCCGTCACCGACAGTGGTTGCCACGTCCACGGGACCAGACGAGAGGACGACCTTGGTCGCCGAACCAGCAGCCTTACCGAAGTTCCACAAGGAATCAGCACCCGAGCCAGAGAGGCACCACACGAGCTCCTTAACGGGGTGGTTGTAGGAGAGGCGGATCTGCTTGGTGCCGGTGGCGTCAACGGTGTCAACGCCCGTATGCTGCACCTGTTCGATCAGGTATTCGTGGCCCTTCTGCGCAAATCTCCTCCGCTCCTCAGTATCCAAATAGATGTAGTTGGCCCACACCTTGAAGACACCCTTGTTGAGGTAGGTTTCCATGTCACTGGCCAAATCGAAATCGATGCGCACCTCATGGTATTGCAGCGCAATCAGAGGCAAGTAGAGACCGGGGTTGCGGTTGAAGAAAAACATCAAGGGCAGGAACACCTTGCTGGTGCCAACCGCGGAGGTGAGCTTACCGTAAGTAGCCTTCTTGGCTTCATCGAGGTGAAGCTCGGTGTAGAGCCTCCACCACTTCTGGTATTGCTTGTCAACACGCTGACCACCGATGGAGAGTTCCACCGAGGCGATCGCACGTTCGGCGACCCAGCAAGCACCACCACCGACAGCGGCGTTGGACTCGAGTTCGACATACATGTCACCGACGAGATCACCGTTACGGGCGACAGTCACGGAGACACGGCCTGAGTTGCCGGCGTTACCGTTGAGGGTCTGCTCGATGTTCTCCATCGCGAAGTTCGTGTGGCGCTTGTATTTGGCCTGGTAAAATGTTACCTCGGGGTTACCGGTAAGATAGACGTCTTGGGCGCCGTACGCCACCAATTGCATGAGACCACCAGCCATTTTGAGAGTTTTTGTACTATACGCGGAGAAAATAAATCTGGATAACAACTGCGACTTTCCGCGGTCAAATTTATCTCGGTCTACATAAAATGTCCATTCGCCCTGAAGATCTCGAGGAAGGTGAAATTATTCCCCAAGACGAAATCGAGGATTCCGAATTGTCTACCGATGACGATGTTGATGACGAGCTCATGGAAATTGAAGATGAGGAAGAAGTGGATCTCGTGTCCCTAATGACTTCACTTCTCGCGACTGAAGATGGCGAGACCATTTGCACCGCGCTGGTAACAATCGGTCAACAACTCCAGACCCAAAATAAAATACTAATTAAAATTTTGAGTGAGATTAAAAATTGAAAAATCAATTAGAGAGAAAAAGTATATGTATTATAAATGGAGGCAACCCACTTCATCGATAAGGAGCCGAATAGATTCGATGCAGTAATGGAACTGCAGACACGGCCAATCCAGTCGATGAAAGAAGATGAGATTTATAAAGTAATAGAAATTTTCGAATATGTGTGGGATCTCAGGGCGGCTGATTTTAGAAATTCTCGGGAGCTTGGTTATAGACAGTTCCTACACGAGGATAGCTGGGACAGTAATAACAACCCAATGGCAGAGAGAATCATGATCAAGGACATAAAAGGTGCGAAAGAAAGACAGAGGCGTTATCTAATGGAACTGAGAAAGCGAATGGGTGAGCTTGGTATTAAATCCAAGGAAGACGAGAATGGTATTACCCTACTTAAACGGGTGAACAACGTGGTGAAACAGTTGAAGGATGGTTACGATAATGTTCGTAGACACTACAACGCATTTGAACGTGTAGTGAATCCAACAGCTCAACCTCTCATAAGTTCTTTTACAGACCCCTGCGCGATGGACGAAGATGATATTGAATCTTCTTCGGCGTATCAAAAATGTATCATTCACTCCCTCGAAGAAGCCCAAAAGTGTGGATATCGTCGTTACAGGGATTACTGTTACAAAGAAATCAAGACATCCAGTGGGTTTGGGACACGAGCTTGGCTTCCTAAGTTTGAAATTTCCTCGTTCATTTATTCTCTCGCACCTAAAGATGACGAGTTCAACAATTGGAAAAACTTTACGAGCAAGGGAAACATCTACAGGGATGTTACGAATCATCTGACCAACTGCATCGATCCGCAGTTCCCTGTCATCGAGAAAAGACGACAGGTGTGGTCTTTCAAGAATGGGGTATTCATCGGTAAAGAGGATGGACCCCAAAACGACGGTCATCCCACCTGTAAATTCTATCCATACGATAGTGCCGATTTTAGGGTATTAGACCCTACGATTATTTCCTGCAAGTATTTTGAACAGGAATTTGTCGACTATTCTGGGGTTGAGGATTGGTATGACATTCCCACACCCAATTTCGATAAAATCTTGAAATATCAGGAGTTTGAGAGGGATGTGTGTAAGTGGGCATACGTTGTCGGGGGTCGTCTTTGTTATGATGTCGGTGATTTAGACAAGTGGCAGTTTATTCCTTTCTTCAAGGGTATCGCACGGTCTGGTAAATCTACTCTCATCAATAACGTGTTTCAGAAATTTTACGATTCCAGTGATGTAAAAACACTGGGTAACAACATTGAAAGAAAGTTTGGTCTTTCTGCTATCAAAGACGCGTTTTTATTCGTCGCACCAGAAGTGAAAGGTGATCTAGCTTTGGAACAGGCTGAATTTCAGTCACTCGTATCGGGTGAGGGTATCGCAGTAAATATCAAGAACAAACAGGCAGTCTCTTTACCAAATTGGAAGGTTCCTGGTATTTTGGGGGGGAATGAGGTCCCCAATTGGAACGATAAGTCGGGTTCTGTTCTCCGTCGTATTCTCCCCTGGAACTTTACAAAGCAGGTTCAGGAGGCAGATCCACACATGGATAAGAAGTTGGAGGCTGAACTCCCAGCTATCTTACAAAAATGTATCCGTGGTTACTTGGAATATTCTGGTAAATACAGTAACCGCGACATTTGGAGAGTTGTTCCCAAATATTTCCTAGCTATCCAGAATCAGGTTGCGATGGTGGCGAACACACTTCACCACTTCCTCAACTCGATTCGTGTTGTCAAAGCGAAGGAGAAATACGTCCCAGAAGACATTTTTGTTCAGGCTTACAACTCTCATTGCGCTAGGAGTTTGAAGGGTAAGAAACCGGACCTGTTCAACCCCGATTTCTATGTTGGACCCTTCAGTGCGTATGGAATCACAGTCCAAGTCACAGCGGTGACCTATAAGGGTCGGGCGTATCCAACCCAACCCGTGTTCTATGGTGTGGACGTCATCGAGGATGAACTTACTATCGGTAACAATCACTAAAAAAATATTTATGTATAGTAATATGAGCCAGTCAGTCAAGGAATTTGTAAGACGATCTGGGGTCGACTTGCAACCTTCAGGCTCAAACTCGAACTCGAATAATAATTTTGCGAGAGAATTAGAATTGAATATGCTAAAACGACAGGAGTCTCCCAAACCAACGGGTGCTTTCAAACGCTTTGAAAATAGTAACAGTAACGAACCTCTAGGGAATGAGTTTAATAATATCAATAAAATGCTTAATAACAAAAACACGATGCGTGATATACTTGCCCCATTTCCTACACCCCCTGTGTCACCCCTCGAGATAGGT